GTCCTCCTTGTCCAGCGCCCTGCTGTTGGCCTTCCGCGCCGCCTCAAGGGGCTTGGTTCGGAAGATCACCCGCCCCTCTTCAATATACTTGTTGGCGTTGGCAAAATCACTGTACTTGCCGCCGCCCATAGCCACGTCCGCCACCTTGGCGTAATCCTGCGCCGCCGCCTCCAGCAGCGCCTTGCCGCCCTTGCCGGTCACAAATTCCTTGCTGCGCTGCATCTTCCCGCCGGACAGTCGGTATACCGCCTTTTCAATTCCCGTGGCAACTGCGTTCTTGGCTGCCACCACCGGAACAAATCCGGCGTTGCCCACCACGTTCCGTACATGGGTGCGGACATTGCCCAGCATGGCCAGATACCGCCATGCGTTCCATTTGTCCTTGAAGCGGGAGGGCATCTGCTTGCCGATATCCCGGTAGATGTTTGCCAGCACCGCGTCCCGCTCCGCCTGATCGGCGGCTTTCATGAACTGCTCCGCCAGCGTCTGGTCGATCTTCAGCTTCGGGGCCTTGTCGTCGCCGTATTCCTCGTTCAACTGTGTTTGCAGGTTCGCAATGCTGCGCTGTGCCTGATAAAGCTGCGTCTCCGGCGACAGCTGCTTCAGAATCCGGGTGGCCTGCAAAGCCTGCGCCGCGCTCCGCTGGTGCTGCACCATGTCGGAAAGCACGTCCAGCGCCGTCTCCGTGTCGCCGCTGTTGGCCGCGTTGTTATAGAGCGCCCAGCCCATGGCCGTGTTCTTCTTGGACACGTTGCCGGCTTTCATGGCCGACTTCCAGTCAGTCAGCGCCTGCGCCCAGCCCACACGCTTGATCGTGCGGCTGGCGTCGGCAATGGCCGCCTTGTCGGAATACACCTCATAGGAGTACTTGCCCTCCAGCGCCAGCGTCTCGATATCCGGCACCATCTCCTCCGGCGTGGCCTTGGCCTCCAGTACCGTCCGCACCGTCTGGGAGATTTTTTCGTCCTCGCTGCTCTTCTTGGGCAGCTGAATATCCCGCGCCGCCTTTTCGCCCTTGCGCATCGTGCCGTACAGACCGCGATATCCGCCCAGAAGCTCCTCCACCTTGCCCAGATAGGTGCGCTCCTGCTGCTGGAGCATGGCCCGTTCCCGCCCCAGCAGCTCTTGCAGGCTGCGGTTGCCTTCAAGGTCTTTCAGCTTGTTTTCCACAATGGCCACGCGGTTGGTGTCCTTGGTGATCTCGTCCTCCAGATACGAAATCCGCTTGGCGTTTTTCTTCCCATCAGCGAGGGAAAGTCCCGTCAGTTCCGCCCGGTTGGCCGACAGGCGGGCTTCATAGCCCTCCAGCCGTCCCACCGCGTCCCGGTACTCGGCAAGGCGCTTGCGCTCCCATTCGGTTTTGGCAGACCCCTCCGCCGCCGACAGCAGGATTTCCCGGTCAGTCGTGCCGCGCTGCCGGTATGCGGCGTATTTGGTCAGCTCCCGCACTTCCTGCTCCAGCTCCGTGGCGGATTTCAGCTGATAGCGAATATTGTTACTTTCTCTGAATTGCTTGACTTCCTTCTGGAACTGTGCTAAATTCTTCTTGAGGGATGCATCTGTTATGTCCCCCAGTCCTACTGACTGGGCTACCTCTGACAGGCTGCTTCTCTCTTTTTTGTTGAAGTCAATAACCGTTCCCTCGTTGATGGCGCGCTTAATCACATCGGCCCAGCCATATCGGCCGCCTTCTTCAAAGAAATTCCGCTCTGCGATGGTCAGGACAACGTGCGGCCGTGTTTCTCGGTTTTCGGGGGAGATCGTTTTTCGGGAATAGAAACTCAGCACGGCATACAGCGGTGCATTGTTGTTTCCATATTCCGGCAGCATCATAATGACCGCCGGATTTCCGTCTTTTGTCTTTGTGGAAATGGTCATGGTCGGCTCGTTGATGCTCATAATGGCCCGCGTCATTTTCTCCACACCCAAATCATGGAAATGGACATTCTCGCCCTTGCGCTGCGTCGGGCGGCCATCCTGAATGGCCTGCTCCTTGCTGACCATGTTTTCATAGGCGTGGTCACGCTGGATATAAATGTCGCCACCGATTCCCAGTTTCTCACTGATATAGCGCGGCATAACGCTGACGGGGATCAGCTGGTTCTGGCGGGTGGCCTTTTCGCTCAACGCATCGTATAGCGCCGTAGAAACCGCCTGTTCGCTGAAATTCTTCAGCTGATACCGGAACCTGCCCAGCTCCGACACCTGCGGCACAGCGCCCGTCTCAAAGAAAGCCTTGATATCGTTCAGCACCTTGCTGCTGTGGGTACCTCTGGGATATTCCGTGCTGGACAGGGGGACGCCATTCGTATCGTCCAGATCAAGAACGACCTCGCCGCGTTCCTTGCTGATGAAATCGGACAGAGTGTCCATCTGTGCCTTTGTGGGCATAACAGACAGGTTGATACCGCCGCTTTCCGGGCTGATACGGATATTGCCCTCGCCCATGAACTGCACCATTGCGCCGCTGTAATCGTCCCCGCCGTAGTCGTCGCCCAGCGCGTCACGAATGTCGCGGTGATCCACGGTGCGGTAGCCGCCGGGGCCGCCCTCGTGTTTTCCGGAGAAGTCCAGCCGCGCACCGTCTGTGGTGATGTACCCCGTCTCAGCCCACTTGTATGTTCTGCCGAAAAATGCTTTTGCGTCCTTGACATGCTGCTTTTTCTCAACATCCGAATAGGCTTTCAGGGAAAACTTCCCGTTGACTTTTTCGCCAGAAGTGGATATACTATCAGCAGAAGGTTTTGGCGCGAATACCTCCGAATGCGTTTCCGCAGAGAAGGAGGCGGCGCTGATTACCTTCTTTTTTTCTATATCCAGCAGGTCGTAGAGATAAGACTTTCCGTCCGCGTCATTGCGGATCAGCAGCGTTCCGCCGTAGACGGTATAATGGTCTACGGCTTTTTTTGCGTTCAGGATTGGCATCGCAAACTCCGTATCATACCGATACCAGCCGTTCATGGCGTCCTTGGCATGCTTCGGCTTCACATTTTCCCGCCACTCTCCGTTCTCGGCCAGCAGCAGCATCTCATCCAGATTGGTGGCCGTCTGCATTTTCACTTCACGCATAGCCTTTCGCAATTTCTTTGAGTATTCAGAACTGCGATATTCTCCCGGCAAATCCTTGCCGACATATACGGGCTGTGCATCCATCAGGATCGTGGAAAACGGATGGTCACTATTCACCAGCGTTTTCAAATATGCCTCTGCTGCCTTAAAGTCTCGTGTATCATTCTGGGTGTCGATAACGGTCATGAGCCGTCCGCCGATATTCTTGATCTGATACCGTCCCTCACCGTCGCCCTCACGGGCGGCGGTTTTTGTCCTCTGCGCCTGTTTTCCCGCCGCGTCATAGGCTTTCTGCCACAGTGCCGCGCACTGCTCCAGTTCGGCCATGCTCTTGCCGTAGGCGTCCTGTGCCGCCCTGTCCTGCGCCGTCTTGCTGCGGAACAGAGACTTCACCTTTGCGATAAAGGCTTTCAGGGCGTCCAGCAGTTTCTTGGCCCCGCTGCGGTTCTCCTTGGCGAAGTCCTCAAATAGATTGCCGTTTTCCATCATGTCGCGGGTGAAGTCGGCGGTGATCTCGTCCATGGCCTCCTCCTGCGTCAGCTTCACGCCCGCTTCCTCGGCCATAGCCCGATACCGCTCCACATACGCCGCCGCGCCCTCCTCGCCGGATTCCCGTGCGCGGTAGCTCATGGCATGGTCACGGTAGGCGCGGTACTCCTCCGGTGCCAGCTCCTGCATGCGGTGTGTCACCTCATGGGCCGCCACAAAGCCGAAAGCGTTGTCCGCGTCAGCGGCGATCTGAATGAGGTTGCGGCTGGAAATGTACACGCCGTTGGCCTTGCCGCCGGAGATCGTGTCCACCATCTCGATACGCACGCCCAGATTCTTGCCCAGCGTGTTCAGCAGCGCCGCCGTACCGGCCTGCTCTTTGGCCATCTTCCGGGAATGTTCGTTATCCACAAGGCCGCTTTCGCTGCCTGCGCTGCTCACGAAGTCCAGCCCCGCCTTTTCACGGGCAAGACTGGCCGCCGCGTCGGAAAGGCCCGCCTCATAGGCCGCCGTCTGCACGCTCTGGGGCAGTGCGCTGGCCGCCTCGCTCTTCACGTTGGCAGCAGATTCCCGCCGCAGGCCCGCCTGATAGAGAACGGTAAAACCCGCTTGCAGCTTGCCCTTGCTCTCCACGTCGGCGTTCTGCACCTCGGCCCACGCCTTGCCGCCGTTCTCGCCTAGCCCGTTCTGCCACGCCGCAGCCTCCCGGCCTGCGATATAGGCGATCTTCCGCTGGGTCTCGCTGAGATAGCTCAGATCCTCCTGCTGCATCACGGCCTCTTCCTTGGCTCCCGCCTTGCCGTACTCATAGGCGATCCGGTACGCCGAATCATACAGCGCCACGTCCTGCCCCTCGGCATAGGTGCTGCGGAACACCTCCGCCTGCGCCCCGTACTTGTCGGAAGCCTCTGTCAAGGCCGTGTCCTCCGCGCTTTGCCGGTCATCCAGCTGCACCCCGGCCTCCTGCAAGAACTGGCGATACCGCTCCGCTGTCAGCTCATTGCTGTGCTGCACGGCGGTCTGTACCGCCATGTTGCCGCCGCCCATAATGCCACCGGCCAGCGCACCGGCGCCGAAGTCCAGCGCAATGTCCTTGATCGTCTCGCCCACGACCTTCTGCTGTGCTTCCTGATGGCTCATGCCGCCTGCCATGTAGGCATTGATCCGCTGCTCCACGTCGGCCATGTCACCGTTGATCACCTTATCCCACCACAAATTGGCAAGGTCGGTGAACATCTCCTCGCTGCCCTCGATACCGCCCTGAATGGCGGCATTTTTCAGCATTCCGGCCAGCTTCTGCTTTGCCGTGCCCGTGGGCAGCTTCATGTGGATCAGGCTTTCCAGACTTACCTTCTCAAAGAAGCTTTCCATCACGCCCGCCGCCACACCGGTGACAATGGCGTGGCTGTCGTCCAGTCCGCGATCCTTTGCCGCCACCATCGCGTCGGTGGCCGCCGCGCCGCCCAGCGTGGCCGAAGCGGCAGCAGGCGGAACGCCCAGCGCCGCCAGCGCCGCCGTGGCCGCGCTGTCCAGCATGGACGTACCCACACCATATGCAAACGCCGCCGCGTCGCCGTGGTCATACTGGAGATTTTTCGTCACCTCGCCCCGCACACCGCTGGCGTAGGCATAGGGCAGCATGGCCGGGGAATGGTAGTCCGCCGGGGTATCGGGATTCCGAAGCTTTTCCACCGCCGTGTATACCGTGCCAATGCCGCTCAGAAGGTTGGCAGGGACGGACAGCAACGTGCCGCCAATAGGCGACTTCTCGCCCTCATTCCGCGCCATCTCCTGTACCTTGGCGTACCGCTCTGCGTTCTTCTCCCGCTTGGGGATATTGCGATAGTAATTCACCAGCTGCGAAAGCTCATCCTCCGAGAATCCAGATGCCAACAGCGTATCCCGCGCGGCCTGTTTCCGCGCGGCGGCGGTATGTGCAGAAGCGGCAGGAACGCCCGCTGTGTCCGTCAGCACCTCCAGCGCGGCGGTCTGATCCTCCGTCAGATTGTCCAGCGCCTCGCGGCCCTTGATATCATACTGGATACTCTCGGCTTTGTTCAGGTCGGCCTTCATCGCGGCGTAAGTACGCTCTGCCTCCGACTTTTGGGGATTGTAAGCGCCAAAAGCGTGAATATTATAAGGCTCCTTGCTCTCCTGTGCCTTTTTTCCAGCCTGTTCCACCTCTGTGCGGTAATCGTCCAGATCAAGCCCTGCCAGCCGCCGGTACTCCTGGAGATACGCCTCCTGCTGGGCCTTTTCGTCTGCCAGTTCCTTGGCGGTTTTCTGCCGATCCCCCGCAAAGGAGAATCCGCCCAGAAACGTACCGCCTGGAGACATGATCCGCCGTCCCGTTTTCTTCGGTGTCTCGGCGGACGGGGCGGCGGGGGTGGAAACCGTCCGCGCCGCTCTGTTCCGTGCGTCGATCTCGGCTCTGTCCGGCGACGTGGCATACTGCACATATGCCTCGTTCAAGCCGGAAGCGCCGTTTTTCTCGATATGCTCCTCCAGAATGGATTTTTTCTTGTTTTTTTGCAGCGCCTTGTATTCATCCATCATAGACATGGGCGTTTCCTCCTTACTTACTCAGCGCTTTCCGGATATCCGCCTGAACGGTATCCTTGGTAACATCAACACCGCGACTCCTCAAAACAGCCTCTACCTGCGCTTTTGACATGCCGGAAGCAAACGCATCCATCAACTCGCCGAAGTTATAGCTTCCCGACGTGGTATTGCTGCTCTTTCCGCTACTCTTGCCGCTGGAGCTCCCTCCGCCGCTGCTCTTTGCCGCCGCAGCCGCCTGCGCCTGTGCCGCCTGCTCCTGCTGCCACCGGAACTGCTCCAGCTGCAATTGATACTGCCGGTCGGCATTCTCCTTCTCCAGCTGGTAATTTCTGTCCGTGTTGAACTGGTTCCACTGCTGGAGCCACTGGTTATACCCCCGGTCATAGGCGGTGTCCGCGTTGCCCTGGGCATAGTCACGTTCCGTCAGCCACTGGTTGTAGGCGTCCCGGTACTTGCTGTACTCATCGTCTGCCAGATCACCCAGCATGCCGTACTGCTGCTGCATCCGGTCGCCCTCGTCCTGATACTGCTGATAGGCCATCTGGTACAGCTCCGGCACCACATCATTCAGCTGCTGCAAATAGGCGTCGTACTGCTGCTGGCCCACCGCCTGCCCGTAGGTGCTGGCATAGCCGCCCGTCAGCGCCGCCGCCTGCCCCATGGTGTCCATCATGGCCATCCGGCCCTTTTCGGCGTACTGCTTGGCATACTGCTGGTATAGCTCGTCCTGATTGATGTCATACCGGAACTTGTCCCGGTTCACGATCCGGTCATACAGGTCTTTCAGCTGATCCTCGTAGCTGTTGGCGTAGGTGGGGGCGTTCTTCTGGGCCTCCAGCAGCGCCTTCAATGCCTCCTGATACGCCTGATCCCCCGCCGCGTCATAGGTAAGCGTCGGGGTTTTGGACGTGGTGGTGCGCGTTGTCGGCCGCACCGTGCCTGTGCTGCTGGGCACCGTACTTTTCCCGGTGGTATTGCCGCTGTTCCCATACAGCGCCCCCTGCGTGTTTTTCCCGGCAACACCGTCAACGGAAAGCCCCATGTCCTTCTGATATTTCTTCACGGCGGCGCTGGTGGACGGGCCGAACTTGCCGTCCGCGCCGCTGCTGCCCACGTCATAGCCCGCGCTCATCAGCGCGTTCTGGAGCTTGCGCACCTCCTCGCCGCTGGAGCCGATGGAAAGCTTGTTATATGTCGCCATTGGTCATCATTCTCCTTCTTCGGAATTTTTCCATTTGCCGATGCAATGGATGTGAACATCGTTGATTATCACGCTGCCGCCGTAGCTTTGCCACACACGGTAGTTCACGGCGGCAGCGGTGACAGCGCATGCCTGCGCGTTCGCGTAAGTGTTGGTCAGGGCATTGGCGGTACAGCAGACCGGCGCAGCGGCAAAAACGCCATCCGGCAGATCCACAGAAGCGTCTTTGATATTGTCCGCACTGAACACGCCGTCCTCCACCTCTTCCAGAGAAACAGCCCCTAAACTGCCGGAGTGCCACCATGCTTCCGAGATCCCGCTTGCCCACTTGCGGTATGTCCAGCTGCCGCTTTCGCCCTGCTCGATCACAACATCTTTCAGGTTGCCCGCCGAAACATTGCCGCGTATCTGCACATTTCCGTTCGCGTGGATATCCCACCACACTGCCAGCACATCATCATACTCAGCAATCTGCCCGAAAGCAGCGCCCGTTCCTCCCGCTTTCAGGTGGAAAGCCACGGATTTGGTGGGAACCATCTGCTCGTATACCGTCTCCGTACCAAGGGCGTCCGTTACCTTCAGCCTGACGATGTAGCTCTTATCATCGTTTACCTCCGTGCTGTTGACCAGTTTCGGTATGCCGCCCTGCATGGAAACGTCCGCGCCATAGGAGGAAGCACCGGACTGCTTATATGCGCCTTTCAGCTCCGCGCTGTTCTTGCCATTAAGCCCCGTGTAGTTGATCGTGCCTTTTGCGCACAGGTATCTGCCGTCATTTTTGGGCTGCATCTGGCTGTCGCTGCGGAAAACGGAAATGTCCGTGATCGTGGGGCGGCGCGTAGTCCAGCAAAGTGATCGTGTGGTTTTCGGTCGTGCTGAACCCTCTGCTGTCTGTTACTCTCACAATGATAACGGCAGACGTAGCGGAGAGGATTCCCGTCTTGGCCGCATTATCCACCGCCGCCGTTGTAAAGCCGCCGTAGGTCACAGAAAACCCGCTTACCGAAGATCCGTATTTCGGAGATACCTTGGACGCGTCAAATGTGACAACGGCCTTGGAAAAGCCCTTTATCCAGTCCTCAATTCCAGCAGCGGCAGGCACATTCTCTCTCACCACCGTGTACCAGCCGCTTTCCACCTCAGGCAGCGCATCGTCTGGCGGGTACAGGATCAGCGAGACGATATTTGCTCCTCTTTCATTGCCGTTATAGTAGGTCGTGCAGGTGATCGCGCACGGTGTGCCCGCCGATGTGACCTTATCAATAAGACTTGTCGGCGGCGTCCATGTATAGTTCGAGGTCACATTTGTTGCAATTGTTCCCGTCTCGCCGTTACACGCATAGGTAAGCGTATGCCTGTAGCTCGTATTCTTCCTGTTGGTGTAGATGATAACGCCCGTGCCCAGCTTGGTGGACGCCGCCGAAAGCGTGGGGACAGACGCAGGCTCTGTAGCAGGCGGGACATATGTGCCGATGCTCGTCCGGTAGGACATATCCAGGTCGCCTCTGCTGCCGCCTTGCGGATGTACATTGATGGAAAGATAAATGCTGCTTGCCGTTGTCGCCCCGGATATCGGGAAAGATATCGAGTTCGACCATCGGATAGAGCCTGTGGTGTTGTTCTTCAGCAGCTTCGTCGTACCGTTTACCGTTACTTCGATCCAGTATTCATATGTCCATGTGTGGTCGGGAGCCTGTCCAAAGGAGCCGGAAACCGTCACAGTCCCTGAGTAGTATTCGCTGTCAGACGATAATCTGGAAATATCATCCGATACGCTGATGGTGATGGGAGGCTCAGTCCCCCAAACTGTTGACGCCATTACGTCCCACCTCCGATCCACTTAAATGCAAGGCCGTTACTTCCGTCAATAGCCCAGTTCCCCGCCACCTCCAGACTTCCGGCCGACATTCTGCTTGCCGTCAGCGCATTGTTGGCGAAGTAGGCCACCTCGTTGCCGTTGACGTAGAAAGACAGCTTCTGCGTCGTCCAGATGGACATGTTGTGCGACTTGTCGATGATGTCATATTCCACACCGTTGACGGTCTCTTTCAGTCCCGTCACCGTAATGTCCTGCCCGATGGCAATACCGATCAGGGGCGTAAGGCCGTCATACCCCACAATACCCTGCCGGATATAGCCGTTTGTCGTGGAAATGTAGTGGTCAACGATCTCACTGGTGGCCGTTATGTCTCTTTGGAGCGCTTCTGCCGTCTCTGTGATCTCCGCTTGTACATTCTGCTGGAAGGTTCCGAAGTCGCTGACGGCCACATAGTTGCTCTCAAGTTCGTGGGTGATCCTGTCGATCTCTTGGCGCACGAACTTGGCGTTCTTGATAATCAGGCTTTTCAGCTCGTCCTGCGTCTGGCTGATCTCCTGCTTCGCCTGCTCTGTGAGGGAACCCCCGCCAAATTCCTTGGCGGCAGCGGGGGTAAAATTCTCCACTGTCAGGCTGTTCAGGCTCATGTTTAACTCCTCCACAAGCCTGAACAGGTAGCGCCGCACAGAAACCAGCTCCTCGGCGGACTTCCCCGCCACCATGGGCGGTGTGGACAGATTCACCATTATGCGTCACTCCCCGTTTCCAGTATCTTTGCAAATGAGTATACCCGAACCTCGCCCTCGCCCTCTATCCTCAGCCGGAAGTGGTCGCAGCGCCGGGGCCGCACTGGCAGCAGAAAGCTCTTTGTGCCCACGCCCTCCATGTGGCCGCAGTGATGCCACACGCCGTCCGAATCGTACTGGATATACATATCCGCCCTTGACCCTCGCGGCAGCAGCATCCGCAGGTTGAACCGGCTCACATACTTCTGCTCCACCGTTGTATATCCGATCAGGCCCGTCTCCGCCGCCCACTTCACCGCCGTCTCCGGCGTACCCTGACTGCCATGCAGGGCAAGCAGCTGCTTTGTCTCCGCGTCGATGGCGTACAGCTCCCCGTCCATCTGGGTAAAGCACAGCGCATGCAGATCGTCCTCTCTGTGCCACAGGCCCTTTGCCGTGTCGTAGCAGAACATGTGCCACGCGTTGGCCCCATCCCGCATGGACAGGTAGTACTTTCCGCCGCACCCGCCGCCCACGGCATTGTGATAGCGCACATCTCCCAGCGCCTCTCCCACAGCGGAGGGGAAGCTCCCGTCATAGGCGCATACGCCCTCACGGGCCTTGTAATACAGCACCTCGTTCACCACGCACAGGCTTTTGCCGCTGCCGTTCTGTACGCCGCGTCCCACCGTTTCTGTCATCTGATGGGCGCCCGCAGAGCTGATAGCGATCCGGTGGATCACATTCTCTTTGAAGAACGTGGGGTAGCCCAGATAGTTGGCCGCACCTGTCCACGCGCCGTCCGAACCCACGGATGCGGCCCACGCGTCGGTGGCGATGCCCAGAAATCGGTTCCAGTTCTTGAAATCGCCCAGTGCGCAGCAGTACAGCTCATTCACGGCCTTGCCGTCCACCATGCCGTACTTGCAGCCCCACACCCGGTTCTGGCTCTCACACACATAGTCCATATCCGGTACGCTGCGTGAGACCGTCACAGTGCCTGTGGTCTGCGTCACCGCCACGTCAACAAGGCCCACCACCACGATGTAGTTGTTCTCCGGATCAACGGCATAGATGGCCTTTGTGCTGTTGAGCGCGTCATACTGCTCCTTTACAGCCGCGCTCTCGCCGGGATAGGCAATCCCGGAAAGCTTCACGCCGTCATACTGCTTGAACCCCATGCCGATACCTGTCGCCTGTATGCGGACATATACCGTGGGAACCGTGGCCCATGTCGCGGAGGAAACGCTATATCTCCGCAAAGAATGGGGCGTCTGCGTGGTATCGAGCCAATACTGGCCGCCCTCCGGCTCTTCCGGCTGCGTGGTAGCAATGTCCTGTATCACGGCGCCGTTCGCGTCGCAGATATCATACCGGACATTGGATTCCGCGCAGGAAACAGCCACCGTGTTTTCCATGTCGCCGAAGTCGCTCATATCCTTGGTGTTGAGATACTTCTTGTCCGGCCAGATCAGCAGATACGCACCCATGCTCACCAGCTGCTTTTCGCCCGCCGTCAGCCGCAGGCCCACGATCTCATAGCCGTTGTAGTAGAGCTTCCCGTTGTCCACATAGGCCAGCGTCTCCTTTGCCAACATGCCGCCCGGCGCGGTCAGCGTGGCGTCCAGAACGCCCCGCCGGTTCCGGCTGGCCAGCATGGGGTAGTAGTCGGAGGTCAGATTCTGCATCTCGTAGAATTCCCCGTCCCCGATCCGCAGGTCATGGTGATAGCCCCGGAACACGTCCGTCACCTGCTGTGCGGTCTTGGTCTCCTCCACGGTGGGAAAATACGGCATACTGCGCCCCTCCTCTCAAAACCGGAAGGCCGCTTCCGCAGGCAGCGGCACATGCGTCCGGTTGTACCAGTTCCAGAACGTCTGATAGGCATTGTTGTACAGCACCACGCTCTGGTTATACTTGGCCATTTCCCCGTTCTCCTTGTCGATCTGGGACTGCAGGAAATAGTTGTAGATATCCTCGTCGTAGGGATACGGCACCAGCAGCACCGTGTCCGGGTCGGCCTCCCCGTAGCCGTCGAACTGCGTCAGCGTGCTGCCCTCGTGGGTGGCGATGACCTCCCAGAAGATCATCCCGTCCAGCTTACTGAGCCACCGCACCTTTGTCTCGTGGTCGTACTGGTTGGGCTTCATGCGGTCAACCAGCTCCACCGCTTCATTGATGGTCATCGTCATATCCTCCTTTGAAAAAAGGGGAGCCGCCGCTCCCCTTCCTTGTGTCCTGTTGTTACTGGGGCTGTTTTGCAGCCTCCAGCAGTTCTTCCTTCTTCTGCTCCAGCATCTCCTGTGCCTCAAAGGCCCGGCGAATCTCCGCCGCCACACACGGGGGCACCATGCTTTTCTTGCCCTTGGGCAGCAGGTAATTGGTGCCGTTCACGCTGACAAAGAAGTTGGGGTCGTCGTTGGACTGTCCGCGGGGGATATATACCTCCACCCGCTCCTCCTCCACAGGCGCGGCTTTCTTTCTGGTTTTCTTCTCCTCTGACTGGGTGGTGGAAGCGGCAGGGTCGACCTGCACGCCGTCAGGGTTCTGCATATTCACGTTATTATCTGCCATGTTGTCCTCCTTACAGTATGAGAGGGGCAGGGCTTTCCCTGCCCCCCATGGGTCGTCAGTTGGCCGTATCGGTGGCGCTGTAGCTGGACACCGCCATCACGCGCAGCATGCGCTCGGGGTACAGCATCGTGGCGCCGTTGGTCTCGAACTTGTAGCCGATGGTGCTGAACTGGTTCAGCGGGCCGCCGATCTCGCTCTTGTCGTGAACGATCATCTCCGCGCCGCCGCCGTCGGGATCGATGATACCGAAGGAATCCTTGCCGAAGGCGTAGCAGGCGTAGGTAGCGCCGTTGGCCTTATTCTTGTAGCTGCTGCCGGTCAGCACCGGGGCAAACACGTCCTCGATGAAGCGCATGCCGTGCAGCTCACCGATCTCGCCGTTGAACAGCTCCGTGGTGGCGGCGTACTTGTGGGCCTCCACCCAGTCCTTGCTCTTGCGCAGGTCATAGGCCACGCTGGGGTGGATCACCATCGCGTACTTGCCGTGGATCATGGGCACGCGATCCTTCTTCATCTTGGTCACGGCCTTGGCCACCATGTCGGGGGTCAGCTTGGCCCAGCCGTTGGGGGTGGCGCTGTCGCTGCTGCCGGTGGTGCCGCCCGCCGCCATGGTGGCGCAGGAGGTGGGGGTGGACACGAAGGTGCCGTCCTCGGTCACATTGTCGCAGTACAGCACGTTGGTGTTGGTCAGCAGTGCGTCGCGGATCAGCACCTCCTGCGTCTCCGCCAGAGATGCGCCCATCTCCTCGGTAGCGCCCAAAATCACGTCGTCATAGGCGTGCAGCTCCAGCTGGTCGGACACAGCGGCGAAGGTGCCGTACTGGTCGATGGAAGCGGTCTTGACGCTCATGCCGAACTTCTGGCCGGTGGGGATCACGCCCTCGGTCAGCTTACCGGCACGGGCGAAGGTGTTCCACTTGCGCCATTCCACGGTCTTGCCCCGGCCTCTGGGCAGAGGCTGCTTCTTGGCAAACTGCGCATACACCAGCTCCACACGGGCGTTTTCCAGCAGCTCCGTGTCGTAGAAGGTTTTCAGCTCGCCGCTGAGCGTGTTGGCGCCGGAAAAGGCGGTGGTGGTGCCGTCATAGGCGTTCACATAGTTGCCGGTGGCGTTCACCACAGTGCCCGCGTCGGCAAACAGCTGCAAATTGATGGCAAAGACCATCAGCTTGGTTGCGATAGTTTTCATGTACAATTCTCCTCTCGTCGTCACAGAGGGAGAAGCGCGGCTTACTTGCCGGGATAGATCTTCTGCCCTCTGGCCGCAGCTTCCCTGATCTGGCGCTTCAGCGCCTCACGCTGCTCACGGGAAGCATGGGCATAGTCAAATGTGGTCACAGAGGGAGCCTGTGCCTGTGTCCCGTTCTCCACGGGACGGGCCTGACCGGATCGGATGGCGTTGGACATCTGCTCCGCCGTCTTCTGCGCTGCCGCCTGCATGGCGGCCTGCTGGATCTCCTTGCGGTGGATGGCGTAGTAGGCGTCCTCCACGCTCAAACCGCTGTTGGGCGAGGTCATGCGGGAAAACACGGGGTTTTTCAGCTCCTCCAGCAGATCAAAGGACGGAAACGTCTTTTTCAGCGCCTCGCCCTGCTGGTGAAGGTTCTCCATGTGGGCGTTGAACGCCTGCTGTGCGGCGGTCTGCTCGTTCTGGGCCTGCAATCGGGCGTTGTCCCGCTGCAGCTGCTCGATCTGCTTCACCGCCGCCACCGACATGCCCATCTCCTCGGCCTTCTCTGTATACAGGGAATCGTCCTCTGAAATGGCCTTTGCCAGCGCCTCCGGGTCTTTGCCGTCCAGCCCGTACTTCCGGGCCACCAGCTCCAGCGCCGGAGAAAGCTTGCTCAGCGTGTCCTCTGCCCGACCGGCGGTCTTGAGCCGCGCCTTGATGACGGACTGCATCTGCTTGTTGTACTCCGGGTCTGCCATGATCTCGTCCCAGCTCATCCGGGCCGGGGCTGCATTGTCTCCCTCGGGTGCGGGATTCTCGGCAGCGGCGTCCTGCTGATCGGTGGGCTGCTGCTCCTGCTGCGCGGCCTCCTGCTTGGGGGCAGGCTGTTCCATGCGCGGCGCAGGGGCTGCTTTGGCCCGTTTCGCCCGTTTTGCCAGCACGCTTTCGGGCACACCCAGCTCCCGCAAGCGCGTCTCCCCGGCGTCGGGAGCAGTTTCGCCCGGTGTCGCAGCCGCACCCTCGCCGCCGTCGCCGCCCTCGGCGAACAGCTGCAAGCCCAGCCACTTGAAATACTTTTCCATGCGTTTTCCTCCTGAAAATCTGCCGCTTACGACCGGCGAGTCGATGGAGTATGGCGCGGACAGTTGGGAATCGAACCCACCACACACGGTTTTGGAGACCGCGTCGCCGCCTTGGAACATTTGCCCGCATAGAGGTGCCGGTGTACTGATGCCGCCCACCGGCAGGCGGCCATAGAAAGGAGGTGAAAATGAAAGGCAAGTATAGCTTACACCATTGCCCACAGGAATCTCTATCCCACCACTAAATCACCCGATACGTCAGATTTTTCGGATACTGCTGCTGCAAAACGTCAAAGCCCGCGCACACAGTATCAAACACCAGCGTTGTCACCGCCTGCATGCCGTGCACCGGCGCACAGGAAATGGTGGCGTTTCCCTCCTTGATCTCCAGCACAGGCCGCCGCACTCTCCGCCGGTCGGCGCACAGCTCCGTCACATTGGCCGCCAGTGTATACACCAGAATGCTGGCGGCGGCGCACACCAGATCATGGCCCGCCTCGCCGCTGTGAGCATGGCCCTTTACCTTCAGGATCAGCCGTTTCCGGTCATAGGTCACATCGATCATTTATCCTTTGCCCTCCCTGTCACGGCCCCGCCGTCCGGCTGGGCGCTGTCGTTGCTGCGTGCTCTGGCGTTCTCCACAATGGCAGGCTCCTTCTCTGCGTCGGTCTCTGTGGTCACGGCCGCCGCACCGCCGGCCGTGGGCGTCACGCCCATAGTCTGCATGATGTCATTGCTCAACCCCTGCACCATCTCCGGCGCGGCCTTTGCCGCCAGCTGCAAGGACAACTGCATGTACTGGATCAGCTTCTGGAACATAGTGCCGCTCTGGCTCACCTTCTGCATCACGCCGTCCTTGCCGTCGAACTCCATCATGTCAAGGCACATCAGCGCCTGATCCGTCAGCTGCGGATTGAAGAAGCCCATCTGGAAGAATTGCAGGGCCAGCTCGTTCTGGCTCACCTTGGTGTACACGTTCTTCTTCTGGGCGCTGACCTTGATATCGAACACCGGCAGCCTGTCTCCCATACCCTCCACCATGGAGAGCTGCGCCTGGGGCTTGAGACCGCTGTTGTCATAGGTAATGTACTGCTGCATGCCGTACTGTCCCACAATGCGGAACTTCCGGGGCATGTCGTAGAACTGGCGGATCAGCTCAATGCTCAGGTTCACCAGCTCCGTGTACGCCCGGTAGGCGGACAGACTGCTGTCCCGGCTGCCCTTGCCGCTGGCCTCCTGCAAGGCGGCGATGGCGCTGGCCGCTGTCACGCCGCTGCTGGTGGAGCCGGTGGCCGTCTCCGTGTTGCCGCTGGTCTCCCGCAGCTCCTGAATGATCCGGTCGAGGTAGTTGACATACACGCCGTCCAACGGCTGGAACGGTATCTGCCGCAGACTGTCCTCCCCCAGATTGCCGTTTACGTTGACGATGCTCTTGGTCAGGTCAAGGAATTCCTTCTCATTGACGCCGCCGTCCTGCCGCTTGAAATACCGGGGCGTAGCACCCGCCATGGCGTTCTTGACGAAGCTGGTGTTCAGCAGGTCGATGCACGTCTGAGGATTGCGGCAGATATCCACAAAGCCGTAGCCGCAGGGACTGCCCTCAATGGGGAACAGCGCGTCGAACACATAGGGATACATGGCGTGGTCATAAAGTCCCCGCCGGGCCAGCGCCGGATCGTTCTCCGTGGCGAAGATCACCTGCTCGTTGACGTACTTCACGTACTGCACCGTTTTCCGGCCCTGCACATACTTGTGGTAGTAGCACTCCACCACCGTCACCTTACCGTCGGTGGACACCGTGTCATCGTAGAGGAAGCGGGTAGACAGGAAGCTTTGCCCTGTCAGCTTCCCCTTCAGCTGCTCCGGATACTGCTCCTCCAGCAGATCCTTGTCCATCAGCTCCGTATGGAAGAAGTACCGGCTGCGCTGGATATCGGTGATCCCCGGCTCCCAGTACAGGTTCAGCAGGTTCACCTTGCTGATGGTAATGTCGCCCAGCCCATTGAGCTTGCCCTTGTCCCACACCACCTTGTACACGCCGGTGCCGCTCTTGATCTTCTGCCACGCCACGTCGGAATAGGTCTTTTCAAACTGATTCTGCTCCAGCACACAGGGGATAATGGCCGTCAGGATGTGGGCCTCGGCCCGGTCGTCCTCCTCGCGTGGCAGGATGTTGGGCTCGGGGTACGCCTCCATGGCGTCGGCGTGCTTGCTGACGATCACGTTGTGCAGCCAGCCCGACGCGCTCTTGAAGCCCTCCTTGGCCATGGTCAGGCTGTCGCCGCTCTCCTCGGCGTCGTTGCGCAGCTTCCACCAGTTTTCACTGGCCACGATCCGCTGCTCCGTGCGCTTCTTCCCGGTCTTGTACTTCTGCAAGACCGCCGTCAGCTTCTTCACCTGCTCTGCCCCGATGGCCGCCGCCTGCGGAGCTTCCATTGTCTTGGTTTCTTCCATATGTTCCTCCTATCGCCTCTTGAACATATCCAGCGGGTCGCTGAGTATGATCCTCGGTTTCACCGGCACCACCGGCTTGATGGGCCGTGACATGCACATATACCGCACCTCGTCGGCCACATGATCCTCCAGATCGGTGTCCAAGTCCTCCGGCTTGGTCTCGGAGTACATCATCAGCGGGATGGTGCGGATAAACGCCTTGCAGCAGTCGAATACATACATCCGGGCATAGCCGTTCTCGTCGAACTGCATCCGGTAATGTACCTGCATCCAGCCGGGAATACGCTGGTTGTCGCCGGGGGAGAAATAGATACCGTACCGCATGGCGGTCTCGGCGATGCTCTCACCCCGTGAAGCGTCCCAGATGGCCGGGTCTGCCACACTGTCCACGATCTCCCGTCCCTTGAGCCACGGATGACTGCGCTCCAGCTCTGCCATGCGGCGGAACTGCTCGTCCGGCGACCACTTCACGCCCTCGTTGGGCGTAGCGGTGCAGCCGTATATCTCCATGATCCGGTACAGCACGCCGTCATAGTCCACCGCCCAGTACCCAACGGAAAAGGGCTTGCCATAGCCGAAGTCGTAGCTGCGCATGATGTTCCACCCACGGGGCGGCTCAAAGGGCTCTATCACATGGCACCATCTGTGCTGCTTCCGCAGCTCCTCCACCGTGGTGCCCAAGTCCTTGGCCAGCTTGACCGGCGGGTCAGGCCGGAAGTCCTCGAAGAACTGCCCCTCGAAGATATCCCAGCTGCCGTACAGCCACGCTTCCCGCAGCTTGGGCGGCAGGTTCTCCAGCTCCGTGATGTAGTCCGGCTGAGTTGCCATCAGCGCCTTGTTGTCGGTGACAAGGGCCTGAATGAAGCTGTAATTCTCCGGCCTTTCCCCGTCCTCGAAGCGCCTGTCCACAAACAGCCGCTTGAAATACCCGTGGGCAGGCCCGCCGGGATTCAGCGTGTAGTAGGTGCGCTTGGGAAAGCCGTTGGTGCCGCGCACACAGGCGTTGATCTTCTTGATCCAGTCCTCTTGCAGCTGCCCCGCCTCGTCCAGAAAGATCACGTCATACTCCGCGCCCTGGTACTGCATTAGGTCGCTGTCCGTGGCGCAGTAGCCGAAGGCCAGCGTGGAGCCGTTGCGGAAGGTGAACACCTTGTCGGACTTGTTGTATTTGGCAATGCCGTGCAGCTCCGGTCGCAGCACGTCAATGTGGTTGTTGGCCAGCTCCCGGTAGGTTTTTCGCACGATCAGCAGCTTAATGCCGGGATACTCGCAGGCCAGTATTTTGGCCTTGGTGCGCACGGCCCAGCTCTTGCCGCCGCCCCGTGCCCCGCCATAGGCCACATGCCGGTGTCCGTCCCGCAGGAAAGCGTCCTGCTTGTCGCTGATCTGAGACATATCCAGTATCATCGCTTGTACTCCTCCGGCAGCCCCGTGATCTCCAGCGTCTCGCCGCCGCTCTGCTCCTCGCCCTCCGCGCCGATCAGGTCGATCAGCACCTTGGCCGACCGCGCGTCACCGGACATGGCCCCGTCCCACAGCGCCACGATCATGGCCATCTGGTTGTCGATCTCCTCCGCGTCCAGATACCGGCGGGCCAGTTTGTTCCAGCGCCGCTTATCCTCCACGGGGAGAGACAGATACAGGTCAGCCGCTTCCTTCAGGCTTCTTTTTCGGCGCCGCGCAGCCCCGGACGCTTTCCCGCCCAGCCTGCCGTTTTTCGCGGCTTCTTCACGGTTTTGGTCTGATGTAAACTGATGCGGAATAAGGTTTTTCTCATTGGCCACTCGTCACCACCTCTCAATGCACACTGCGTTTTTACCATGTTACCAAACCGCAAATGGCAATTTCTATCCCACCACAAAAAGCAAAGGGACGGGCACATAGCCCATCCCTCTACGTATTGTCATCTTCCCGGTATTTGGCATCCAGCGCGGCGCATATCTCGCATCGCCAGTAGTCAGCGCAGCAGAACAGCTCCATCTGCAAGGCGTAGTCCTGCCGCTTCTGGTAAAAGGTCTGGTTCTGCCCGCCGGAGGTCAGCCCCTCGCATACGATCCTGTCCCTGCCGTTATCCGTCACATAGTAGGGGCACACCACATAAACCTGCCGATAGCTCCCGCTTGCCATGCGCCCCACCTGCCTTTCATTCCTCGGTGTCAAGCGTGTCCTTTTCCCATCGTATTTTCATTTGTGCCGGTTTCTTACAGATCCATCTTCGCCCCGCAATACCTGCAATAGTAGCTTTCACTGGATTCTGCGTTTCCGCATTCACTGCAAGTAACTACGCCGTCATCATGGTGAACCCACCGACCATGCACCACCGACGCCACATCGGCCGGAAACATATCCGCAAGCGCACGTTTGGCATCCGTCATAGTAGCCGTGGGCTTTGTCACTTCTATATGGGTCAGCCGCGCAATTGCTACGGACTGGTCAATGTACTTCGCCATCACTCCACCTCCCTAATCTCGTCCTCGCCGAACTCCACGCCGTCATTGATACACTCCAAAACGCTTTCAACAAAAGCCTCATCGGCACAGGCGTTTAGGTACCTGATAACCTCGTTGGCTAATTGCATGATGGTCTGTTTATTGCTCATCCCTTCACCTCCTCAATCCGCCCCGCCAGCCGTTCCAGCTTGTGCCGGCGGAATGTCTCCACCTGTCCCGCGCAGTCGAACAGCATCACCATCTGCTGAAGCATGATCTCCACGTCGGCGATCTCCTCCGCAATGTGGTTGGTGTTCTCCTGCCCTCTGCCGTTTTTGCAAAGCTCCTTTGTCAGCTCACTCATTTCCTCAATGGCTACCATCATTTGCGAATCTCTGCCAAAAGCGGCCAGCGCTGCACGACAAGTCTCGCCGCCGTCCTTCTCCGCCAGATTAAACCGCAGACCCTCATTGGCCTGCCGCAGCGCTTCTATCTCCCGCTGCTGGTTCTCGATCAGGTCAGCGGCAGCGGAAAGGTTATCGTCCAGTGTAATAATAGACGTTCCCCACTCGTTACCAACCGCTCGCTCAGCGTGCTCCCGCAGCGCGGTCACGATCTCATCTCTTGTCATGTCATTCCTCCTCTCACACCGCCACGCAGTCCATCAACTGCGCCATTGTGGTGATGGTCACGTCGCACCACTCCGGCAGATTGGCCCGCACCAGCGCGGATGCCACCGGCGGACACACCGCATTGCCGCACCGTGCCACCTGTGCGCTCTTTTTGTATTCGTGGCCTTCATAGTCGCGGTCAATGATGTAATCCGGCGGGAATCCCATAGCGTTGTACAGCTCACGGGGCGACAGCATCCGCAGCCCGATATCCGCGATGTAGTACAGTGCGCCGCCGATCTCCAGCAGAAGCACCTCGTCCTCTGCCAACGTGTAGCCGCAGAACTCGTTCAGCAGGTCGCGGATCAGCGGCCAGTATCCCAGCTCGTCGCCGCCGTGCATCTTCGCCAGATACACCTTGCACACGGCGAACTCCCCGGCGCTGGTGGTCACTGTCTGCATCGGCTCATCTGCCCCATGCCCCAGGTTGTCACCCTTGAACTTTACAACATGGGCGGCGACCACCGCCTCACGGTCGTGGCTGGTAACGGTGTGCATGGGGTCTTGCACATCCAGCGGCCTGCCGCCGGTGTAATACTCCACCAGATTGGCGCAGGTCAGGCCGTATCGGTTGGAGGCGTCCACCGTGTGGATAGGCGTCCCCAGCCCGGATGCCCGAACGTGTTCCGTCTGTTCCGTGTGATACTGGATCAGCGCGGGCGCCACGATGCCGCCGGTATGCTTGGCGGTGATGGTCTTGTGAGCATCCGTCACAGGTGCAATATGCCCGCCGCCAGAGTGGTTGCACTCCGCAAGGAACGGCGTTACCAGCATCTGATTCCCTGCGGTCGTTACGGTATGTACCGGCGCTCCGACCGTCCCGCCCACGCTGTTGCTGGTGTTGGTCACCGTCACAGGTGCCAGCAGCGGCTTGCACAATTCATGCGCTCCTACCGCCGTAACAGTCGTCAATGGCTTTTCGATGTTCTGCGCAGCGTTCTGGAATTTCTGCTGTACGATGAACGGCTTGCCGCTGCGGATGGTGAACTTGTCCACGCCCCGGATGATCCGCCGCATAGTGTTCTTCGCCAGCGGGCGCACCGCTTTCAGGCCGTACCTGTCCATAATTTCCGCCTTTGTGGCGAATACCGACGGGCAGGGCAGGCTCCAGTCGATGATCTCCGCCGCGCTGCGCCACTTGGGCAGCCCGTCCGCGCCGGTCTTGCTGTGGGTGGGCTTCGGCCACACGATGGGTTTCCCGTCGCAGCGGGCAATCATGTAGAATCTCTTGCGGGAGGTTGGCGCACCGTAGTCCGCCGCGATCAGCTCCCGATACTCCACGGTGTACCCCAACTCCTCCAGCTGCCGGATGAACTTCCGGAACGTGGTGCCCGCCAACTTCTTCACCGGCTTGCCCTTCCGTACCGGCCCCCACGTCTGGAACTCCTCCACGTTTTCAAGGATAATGACGCGGGGCCGCACCTTCGCCGCCCAGCGCAGGGTGATCCACGCAAGGCCGCGAATCTTCCGGTCAACCAGCGCCGCACCCTTGGCCTTGCTGAAATGCTTGCAGTCCGGCGAGAACCACGCCAGCCCCACGCGCCGCCCACGGCACACGGCCACGGGGTCAATGTCCCACACGGACGCCTGAAAATGCTCCGTATACGGGTGGTTGGTCTTGTGCATCAGAATAGCCGCCGGATCGTGGTTAATGGCAATCGCCACCGCCCTGCCCGTTGCAATCTCAATTCCTGTCGATGCACCGCCGCCGCCGGCGAAATTATCCACGATGATCTCTCCGGTCATCGTCTCTTGTGCAAAAATCATCTCAATCTCCAAACACCACGCCGCACTCATCCTTCAGCACGTCCTTGATGTGCTTCCGCTTGATGCGGCCTTCGTTTATCTCCTCTGCCAGCTTTTCCAGGCACTCATACAGATACGCGATGCTCTGCGTGTCCCGGCTGTCCGATGTCTCCTCAAAGACGTGCCAGCCGCATTTGTCCATCAGCACCATTGCCACCATGTCCATGTTTTCCTGCGTTCCCTTCAAGCGGCCTTGCATAATCAGCCTCTCATCACGGGATAGATGCTGCTTACCCATTTTCTCGCCCCCTTGCCATCAGTCCGGCCCGGTTCATGGTGTACCGGCGCAGTTTTGTCATGCTCTGTTTCCGTCCGCAGCGCTCACATACGCCGCTCTCCCAGCGATCCTTCACCGGGTCACGCCGCTGTTCGCGGGTAGGCTGGATAATATACTCGGGGATCATGTCTATCTGGCAGGCCCAGCAAAGCCTCGCCGTCTCCACTTTCCAGATCCCGTTTTTCATGGTTCCACCTCCGTGACCGTCACGCGTATGTAGGGCTTGTCGTGGAAGTAGTGCTCAATGCCCCTCACCCACCGGCGGCTGTCGTCGTGGAGCAGAATGCCCTTCATGCCGTCCTCGATCAGCTTCGCCATGTAAGCGTGGTTGGAGCAATCCAGCCTGTCATTCCACTGGAAGGTCAGTACTACGGGCCTTTCAAAAGGCCGCTTGCGAATGTGGGCGGCGTTGATAGCGCTCACCGTCAGCGTGTGCCACAGTCTCGCGTCGTCCCGCCGCTTCGACCAGTGCTTTCCCGCATAGATAGCATTCAGCCCATATGCCTTGTTCCACGCCTTCTTTCCGGCGTCGGTGTCCGGATAGCGGATGATGAATGATTCTCTGCTCATGTCCGACCCTCCAACGCCTTTTTCGCCTCGCCCCAGGTGATCCCATGCTTGGAAGCGTACTTGGTAATGGGGTCAGGCGTGTGGGGCGGCAGTTTCTCCAGCAGCTCGTCGATCCAATCCGGCCCGGACTTCTCCGGTTCCGTGATCTCCGGCGTCAGACCTGCCGTCAGGTTCGCCACATCCGGAAAAAAGTTCCCTTTCGGCGACCGGGCATAGGCAATGATCTTCTCCCGCACACCGCCCTGATAGGGGTACGGCTTCAGCGCCAGCCACCACGCCGCCTTCCGGCTGTCCGAAACGGTTTCCCGCGGCCAGAACAGCCCCAGCGCCGTGAAAACCTGTTCAAATTCTTCTTTCGTCATGTTCTCTCCTTCTCCCGCACTGCCCTCTATACACCCCCCCACAAGAAGAAATATCTCTCTCGTTGTGGGTGTGTAAGGGGGATATAGGGGGATAGATAGGGGGTGTGGGGGAAAGGAAGGGGGACAAAGGGGGATTTTCGCCCGCGCCGCCGTCGTGCGCTGGCTCGATCCCGGCCAGCCGTCACGGTTCGCGCCCACGATACGCCCCGCTGTGTTGTATTCCTTCCTCCCGTATTTACCTCAAAACGGCGAATCTTCTTCGTCCTCGATCTCGGCAAACTCTCCCTCGCCCGGCTCCACGTCCACGGCCTTGCCTGCCGCCTTGTAGCCGCCGGAGGAATCGCCCTCCTTCTTGCTGTCGCCAAAGTACACGTTGTCTGCCACGACCTCTGCATTGCGGCGCTTGTTGCCGTCCTTGTCCTGCCAGTCCCGGATCTGGAGCCGCCCCTCCACCACAGCCATCCGACCCTTGGCAAAGTACTTGCTGACGAACTCGGCGCTGCTGCGCCATGCCACCACCTCGATGAAATCCGTCTCCTTGGTGCCGTCAGCGTTCTTATAGTCCCGGTCGACCGCCAGCGCGAACCCGGCCACCGCCGTACCGTTCTGCGTCCGCCGAAGCTCCGGATCACGGGTCAGGCGACCCATGATGAAAATCTTGTTCAGCATCTCTTATCCTCCAGTCTGTACTCGGCGAAGCTCACGCTCTCGCCGAACCTGTTTTTCTCTGATACCATCCGCTTCCGGATGGCGTGGCCCGCTTTCTTCAGATCCCAGATCCTCGCGCCCAGCCGGTAACAGCCAAACTCCTTGGCCGCGTCCAGCTGGGTAATGGGGCCAACGTCCCGCATATACCGCAGGATTTTCTCACACTGTGTCATAGGGTCTCCTATAAGTAGCTCTTGCCGAACGCCCGGATAAACTCCGCCTCCGTCCAGCCCTGTTCCTGCATGATCTTCACTTGAAACTCCCGGCGCAGGCGGCGCATCACGTCCCCGTCCCGGTGGACGGCGTGTTCTCCGTTCCGGTGGCACGCATTGCCGCACAGGTCTACCACAGCGCCGTATTTCTCGCTTTTCTTCCGGTCAGCGTGGTTCCCGCCAAACACATGGTGCCGCTCCAGCGGGTCGGCGCTGCCGTTTTTGCGGCAGAAATAACACCGTCTCTCACCCATTCATCAATACCTCCGTTCCGTCAGGTACATACTCCGGGCAGTAATGGATGGCGAAAGATGTGACCTCGCCCGCATTCCCCTGATATTTCGTGGTGGGGGTCGCGTCCCAGCCCTTCACAGGCTCCGG